GCTTATTCATGGGATAAACACAGATGGGAGCGTTTGAAGAGAGACGGTTGGATTGAAACTTGGAGGCATCGTAATAGAACTACTATAAAGTATTCAGTATTTAAGGTTTCTTTCAAGTGTACACATTTAATTAGTAGAATATATAGAATACTAATGGGTGAAGAGGATATACCTACTTACGATAGAAATGTATTCTACGGTAATAAGACTTATACCGATAAAGTAATGAATAAGTCAATTGATGATATGATAAAAGACAAAGACAGATAATTATGGGATTTAAACTAGGAAAATCAAAAGGAAACAATCAAGTAGCTGGAGAGATCAAATCTAAGATGGCTTTTAAGAAATCTGATACAAATATATATGGGGTTGATATAAACTTCGTTAAACTTGATGAAAACACATTAGCTGAGGCTAATAACGATGGGACTATATCTGTAAACAAAAATATGGATATAAATGATCCGATGATGAAGAGAACTATAGCTCATGAAGTACAACATCTAACTCAAATGAAAATTGGTAACGAAACGTTTGACGATAATAACGTTTATTACAATGGAGAAGTTTGGCCAAGACTAAATGGTTATATATTGAATCCTCATACAGGAGAGAAACACCACGAAGGTGATAAGGAATTACCTTGGGAAAAAAACAAAATAGATTAATATGATAGTTAATAAAATACTAGGAGGGTTGTTTACTAAAGTAGTAGAGAACGCTGAAGGAATACTTGATAAAGTAATTACAACGGATAAAGAAAGAGATCAAGCTAAGTTAGAGTTGCAAAAGATTTTACTTGACGCTGAGCGTGAAGCTTTTAACGCAGAAGTTGAAGATCGTAAATCTGCTAGAACAATGTATCAAGATGATGCTACTATACAGAAAGTATTAGCAGCTTTATTTACAATAGCTTACTTTGGTTTAACATACGTACTGTTTAACTACTTTGTTTTAAAAGAAATAGTATTAGGTGATTATGAAATTGGTTTCATATCCACTACATTTGGTGCTATGTCCGCAAAAGTGAATACAATAATCGACTTCTTCTTTGGAGGAAGTTCTAATAGAAATAATAACAATTCAAATTAATTAAAATGTCAAAAAGAAACGCAATTGAAGATACGGCCATAGGTAATATGGGTAGTGAACTATGCTTAGGTGCAGTTAATAAGACTGATGTAACTGGTCAATACTACGCTGTTCAGTTTTTAACTGAAGTTAGTCCTTTAGCTATAAGATTCGCAAATAGTGATGGATATGCTGTAGCACCTGGTGCTGTAACATTCCCAGCTGGTACTGTTGTTTATGGTGATTTAGAGCAAATCAACACAAGTGCTGGAGATCAGTTCATCTTATACAAAAGAGCATAATGATAGGCTTAGGATTAGGAGTACATAATATTCCAATGAAATCAGGTGGTAGTGCTGGTTTTGATATATCTACTATACCTGGTTTACAGATATGGGCTAAGAACCAAACTGGAGTTAGTTTTGCTACGAACTCTATAACTTGGGCTGATTCATCTGGTAATGGAAACGATCTTACTCAAACTATAGGTACTGTAGTTAACGGTATGTCTTATGACTCTAGCACAGGAGCATTTGATATGGCTGGAGCAACTTCTTCCCTACCTAAATACTTTGATTTTAACCAACAGGAGTTAGGAACAACCACAACATTCTTCGTGGTGAAAATGAATTTATCTTCTGGCTTTGACTATTATGGTTTAGCTCAAGATAGGAACGATTCCGCTAACTCTTATATGCAAATGTTTGCTAGTTCATCTCAAGCTTTCTGTTATTTACATGGAGCAAATTCTGCAGGTAATAGAACTGGTGCTACTACAGCTGTTAACATTCCTGTTGATCAACAATATTACGTACATGTAATACATAAGGATGCTACTTCAGGTGCAACCGTAACTTTCTATAACAATACAGATGTTATGGCAACTTCAACTGCTTTTAGTAATAACTTCAATGTTAGCTTAAACACCTTAGGTTATGGTGCTGTAGGTGATAGAGGTTTAAACGGAGAAATTAGAGAGTTTGCTTTATATAACACTGCTTTAACATTTGAGGAGATAGAACAGGTTGTTAATGATTTAAAATCAAGAAACGGAATAAGCTAATGAAATATTATATAGGAACAAAAACAAAATCAAAAAATGTAATATCTAGGGTTAATACTGCTCTAGATATTGTAGAACCTTCTAGTTGTAGCTTAATGTATAAGCTAGCTGAGGGTACAAAATATTGCACTCCATTGTTAGATGAGTGGGTTGATTTACTTACGTCAACTCAAAAGTCTGCAATCGTAGATGTAGAACCTACTATAAAAGAATTTGCAGTAGGTATAAAATAAGAATTTATTTAATCAATTTTATTATATTATATTATGGCAAAAAGAAAAGGACCAAAATTGGTCGATTTAAAAGCACAAAATGAAAAAGTAACTACAGAAGATCTAAACCGTCTTCAGAACGTAGTAAAAGCAATAACTTCAACTCAAAACGAGGTTGGAGTATTAGAAACTAGAAAACACAACTTACTTCATCAAGTAGTCGAACTACAACAAGCTCTATCTACTCTTCAAGAAAACTTCAAGAAAGAGTACGGGACTGATAACATCAACATTGCTGATGGTACAATATTAGGATCAGATGAGTAACATTCGTAAAATAACGATTGGTAAAGACTATAAGGTTGACGCTATGCACTATTCTGTTGGACAGGAAGTGTATGGTGGTCATACCATAGAAGCTATATTAGAAAGAGAAGATAAGTACAGTATATATATCCGTAAAGGAAGTAATGTATTGCCTTGGAAAGACTTCAATAAAAATATGGCTATATCCGTAGAATTCAATTTATCGTACTAAATGAAATCACCTTTAGACTTTATAATTAAGCCAGTCAATGGACGTTATAATAACTCTGTTGATGTAGATGGTACTGACTTAATATTAAACACTGAAATATTCAATCATCAATATGTTAACAGGGAAGCTGAGGTATTATCTATACCTGGTTTTTATGATGGTGAAATTAAAGTTGGAGATATAGTTATAGTACATCATAATGTATTCCGTAGATGGACTAACATTAGAGGTGAAGAGAAAAACAGTAAATCTTATTATAAGGAAGATATGTACTTTGTTAAGACAGATCAAATATTCTTATATAAGAGAGATGGTAAATGGAACGCTCCTAAGGGATGTTGTTTTGTGAAGCCAATACATCAAATAGATGAATTTAGCATCGATAAGGAGAGACCTTTAATCGGTGTAATTAAACACGTGGATCCATTACTAGAAGGAATTAACGAAGGTGATTTAGTAGGTTTTACTCCTTACAGTGAATATGAGTTTATTGTAGACGGAAATAGAATGTACAGAGTGTGGACTAACGACATTTCAATTAAATATGAGTATCAAGGAGACGAAGAAGAATATAATCCAAGCTGGACGTAAAGCTGTAAATGAATTAATAAAAGTAGCTGAAGAAGCTATTGTTGATTCAGGAGACGATTTAACTGCCGATAAATTAAAGAATGCTGCTGCCACTAAGAAATTAGCTATATTTGACGCTTTTGAAATATTAAATAGAATATCTGAAGAAGAAGCACAGTTAGAAGGTAAAACAACAGAAAAATCAAAACCAAAAGAATTCAGAGGTTTTGCTGAAGGAAGATCTAAGAAATAATGTACGAACAAACTTTATTTAAAATAATACAACCAATTAGAGACAACACTCTTTCTCGTATGAATCGAGGTAAGAAGTGGAAGTACGGTTATAATAAAGAACATGATGTTATCGTGATTTCTAAGACAGGAGTTATTGATGAGATATATGAAATACAAGGAATTAAAATAGCTCTCCCTAAAGCTCCTAAAAAGGTCCATAGAGATAAAAAGAATAAATGGGTTCCATTTGAACAACCACAAGAACTACTTAAGCTAAAAACTATATTTGACTGGAGAGAGTATCCTGAAGATAGAAAGGAAGAGTGGTATGGTTATATAGATGAAGAATTCAAAAGAAGAGAGGATGGTTTTTGGTTTATAAATAATGGTAAGCCAACGTATTTAACGGGTAGTAACTATATGTATCTACAATGGACAAAGATAGATATTGGTCGTCCAGACTTCAGAGAATCAAATAGATTGTTTTTCTTATTTTGGGAAGCTTGTAAAGCTGACTATAGATGTTACGGAATGTGTTATCTTAAAAACAGACGTTCTGGTTTCTCATTTATGTCTTCAGCTGAAACAGTTCACCAAGCAACAATATCATCAGATAGTAGATATGGAATACTTTCAAAATCAGGGGCCGATGCAAAGAAGATGTTTACAGATAAGGTGGTTCCTATATCAATTAATTATCCTTTCTTTTTTAAACCTATACAAG